GCGCGAAGATTTACGCACCGCGGCAGATTTGCAAGAAGCTGAGATGAAGCATCAAGAAGAGGTCGATAAGAGCTTGATTGATCTCACAAAGATTGCGCGAGAGGCGCGAGAGGAGTAAATATGCCAAAAGTTGGTAAAAAACATTATCCCTATACAGCTAAGGGGAAAGCGGCGGCAAAGGCCGCGGCCAAGCGTCAGGGCAAAAAGGTTTCTTACGGTAAGAAGAAAAAAGGTAAGACATGAAGGATTGGAACGAAGAACTGACCAAATACCCCAAACCTGGTAAGCAGGCGTCGGGTGTAAAGGTTGACTCGATGAAAGCATCGGGTAAAGGACTGGCTCAGGAAAAGACCGTGAAAGCGGGAACGGTGCTTCCGGGCGGGGGTAAAGAGACCAAGATAAAAGGTAAAGGCGCTGCTACCAAAGGATCGATGTTTTATCGGTACATTTCGTAGCGCATGGATTTTATTCGGTTTTCGGAGCATCTGTTGAAACAGATCCGAGAGAGACAGGAGGTATTGAAGACGACTTTGGCATCAGGAAATGCCCAAGACTTTGATCAATATCGTCATATAGTCGGCCAAATTTCAGGGCTTAATTTTGTCGAACAAGAAATCGTAGCCCTGCACGCGAAAATGGAAGATGTCGATGACTGAATCTATTCCAGATCGTGTCCTTAATTTTGGGGAGGGGAGTACCTTCGTAGAAGAAGACTCCATTACTCCTGACAATTTAGAGGATCACGCAAGTAAATTGCCCCGGCCTACGGGGTACAGGATATTAATCCTGCCATTCAAGCCAAATGCCACCACTAAAGGTGGGATTATGCTTGCCAAGCAGACGATGGAAAAAGAGCAATTAGCTACGATTGTAGGTTTAGTTGTATCTTTAGGCCCCGATGCTTACAAAGATTCGGACAAATTTGCCGAAGGCCCTTGGTGTCAAGAGGGTGATTGGGTGATATTTGGCCGCTACGCGGGGGCAAGGTTTCGCATTGAAGGAGGCGATATGCGTCTTCTTAATGATGATGAGATTCTTGCCGTTATAGATGATCCAGAAGAAATTCTGCACGGATAACATGGGGATCCGCCATGCCTAGTGAAAGTATTGAATTAGAGCTACCGGAAGAAGAGGTGGACATCCATGAAGCCGATGTGCTTCAGGACCCTCCTGCCGACCGTAACGTTGTTACGGCGGTAGAGGAAGAGTCCACCCCGGAAGAAGTAGCAGCGCCTACGGAACTTGATGAGTACAGTGATTCTGTTAAAAAACGGATTAATCGGCTGACTTATCAGATGCGTGAAGCCGAGAGGCAGCGCGATGAGGCCGTAGACTATGCTCAACGGGTTCAGACCCAAAACTCAACGCTCCAAACCCGCTTGCGGTCTTCGGACGGCTCGTTGGTCAAAGAATACGATAACCGAGTTAATTCTGAATTAGCTCGGGCTAAGAATGCGTTGAAGGAAGCTCAGGAACTTGGAGACGGTGAAGCCATTGCTCAGGCAACAGAAGCGGTGGCTCGTTCTGCAACAGAAGCAGAAAACGTTAAACGGTTGCAGGCGCAGCAGGTACGAGCCCGTCGCAATACGGCTCAATCGCCGCCGCAAATGCCGCCGCAGCAACAGCAACAAGCTATTCCTCCGGATCCTAAAGCTCAAGATTGGGCAGAACAGAATGAATGGTTTGGAACCGACCAAGCAATGACGTATGCCGCCTTCGGTATTCACCGAGATCTGGTTGAAGAGGGTCAAGACCCCACCAGTAATGGGTATTACACCGAAGTAGACAAACGTATCCGGGAATATTTCCCGCAGAAGTTTGGTCAAACTGAAATCGTGCAGCAGCGAGTCGCTGGTTCCAGCAGAGGAACTGGTGGTAAGCGTGCTACACGCTCCGTGAAACTTAATCCTTCCCAGGTTGCCATAGCCAAACGCTTAGGTGTGCCGTTGGAAGATTACGCACGTCATGTGGAAAATTAGGAGTTAAATATGTCAGATCGTGACTCCAGGTCTGCCGATTCACGAGAGAAAAGCTCTCGCCGTAAACCATGGCAACCGCCATCTATGTTAGACGCCCCTGAAGCGCCTCCAGGATTTAAACATCGCTGGATTCGTGCTGAAGTCCGAGGACATGAAGACCGAGCGAATATGTCAAAACGTGTTCGTGAAGGATTCGAACTCGTAAGAGCAGAGGAATATCCCGATTTCGAAGCTCCTACGGTTGAGGACGGCAAGCATGCGGGTGTAATAGGTGTAGGAGGCTTGGTGCTCGCACGTATTCCGGAAGAAACCGTAAAAGAACGGAATTCTTATTTTCAACAGCAAACAGCAGAACAGATGCAAGGCGTTGATAACGACTACATGCGAGAAAGTGATCCAACGATGCCGTTACGACAAAGGGATGTGGAACGGACATCGAAGGTGGAATTTGGCGGTCAGGCTCGTCCTGACGATTCTGAAACCTAATTGGCTTAAAAGAGGTTTGTAATGGCAAACACAAATGCGCCGGATGGGTTCACACCTGCATATAGTCTCTATGGAGGGACATTAAATGCATCGCGCCTTGAATTAGCTAGTGCTTACGACACCCTCATCTGTAGTGGTGACGTAGTGAAACTTAATGGCGGGCGCGTAGAACAAGCTGGAGCAACGGACACCCCTGTGGGGGTTTTTTACGGTGTTGAATACACCGCAACTACCGGTGCTGCAATTTGGTCTAATCAGTGGACCGCAGATACGGCAACGTTAGGAAGTGCCAATGCTATTGCCTATGTATATACAGATCCTGCGATTGTATATGAGGCACAGTTTACGGGCACACCTACTATAGCTGCTGTGGGTGCGAAACATACTTTATCAACAACTGCGGGCAGTACGCTTAATGGGCGTTCAAAAGAAGGCGTCACGACGACGACTTCTTCGGGAATTGCGTTGTGTGTAGGATTTGTTCAAGATCCTAGCAACTCAATTGGTCAGTATGCGCGAGCATTCTTCACCTTCCCGACTAACGTTTTCGCGGTTTAAAGGAGAGTAATTAATGGCTATTAACCGAGCGCAACTCGTAAAAGAGCTTGTTCCGGGCCTGCATGCTCTCTTTGGACTTGAGTATGACAGGTACCCTAATGAGCATGAGGACATCTTCGATACGGAAAACTCGGAACGAGCGTACGAAGAAGAAGTTATGCTTACGGGCTTTGGTGAAGCTCCAGTGAAGGCGGAAGGCACCGCGGTCGTTTACGACACGGCGCAAGAAGCTTGGACGGCACGATATGTCAACGAGACTATCGCAATGGCGTTTTCTCTAACCGAGGAAGCTATTGAGGATAATCTGTATGACACGTTGTCTTCCCGGTATACCCGTGCACTGGCACGATCCATGGTCCAAACGAAGCAAATCAAGGGAGCAAACATATTAAATAATGCGTTTGCCTCTGGACTTGGTGGCGATGGCGTCTACCTCTGTAGTGCGTCTCACCCCACTGTTGGAAATGTGGATCTCAGTAATATCCTAAGCACTGCTTCGGATTTAAATGAGACCTCGTTGGAACAGTCTTTGATTGATATTGCAGGCTTTAAAGATGAACGAGGACTGAGAATTAACGCTCAGGCCACGCGCATGATTATTCCGTCTGCACTGCAATTCGTTGCAGATCGTCTCTTGGAATCTCCCGGCCGTACAGGAACGGCGGATAACGACATTAACGCTACGCGGAACATGGGAATGGTCCCGCAGGGTTATGCCGTTAATCACTTCCTGACGGACACCGATGCGTGGTTCCTGAAGACGGATGTTCCTAATGGTCTTAAGCATTTCGTTCGTACGGCTGTATCAACGAATATGGAAGGTGACTTCGAAACCGGAAATGTTCGATACAAAGCTCGTGAGCGATATAGCTTTGGCTGGAGCGATTGGAGAGGAATCTTCGGTACTCCTGGGGCATAATGAGAAAAAGGGTGGTCTGCGAGGGCCACCCTCTTTTTCAGATTCTGGGAAAAACAGCCCTAGCGACTGACCCAGCAGACGCTTACGAAGACTCTAGGGCAAATCCTTTCGTAAGGAGGTAATGAAGTGGCTCAGACTACTTTTTCAGGTCCGGTTCGATCTCTTGGCGGTTTCATCAGCGCAGGCTCGACGAGTTTCGTTAGCTTGACGGCGGATACCACTCTCACCGCGGCGGCGCATGCAGGTAAGGTATTGCTCTGTAATGACGCCGATGGCGTATTCACGTTGCCTAGCATTGTGACAACCACTCCCGGTGATCCTACAGATCCGGGTCAGCTCAATAACTTGGGAATGTCCTTTACCTTTATTGTCGTAACGGCGGCAACGGATATGGACATTAAGACCGATGGCACCGATAAGTTTCTTGGTATGGTGTATACCGGGATCACTACGGCGGCT